GCAGTCTATCCACTGACCCTCGGCCGTAGTTTCTGAGATTTGTTTATTAATACCTGGCTGAAATCCTATTTTTTGTAGCATATTTACACTATATTATAGATTTTTATGTGAGGAAAGCCTTTTATTGAGGTATGTGTCTGACAGCCTGATTGATATATTAAGGTTTTCCAAGCCTATTTATTTTGTTTTAATTTCTTCATTCTCATAAGAACTTATTTTTTTAAATATCTTATTATATTTCTTAGGTTGGCTTTCAGCAATTTTTACAGATATGTGCATTAAATTATTTGCAAACCGTCTTAAAAATTCAGCGTTAAATGTTAAATAAGGTTTTTTATTTAAAAGTTTTATTTCTCTTTTATTAAAAACTAAATACCCGTTTCCTTTTTCATCTTGTGTTATTTTCATTTCATATCCTTCCTTTCTAACATCTCGTTTTTAGAATCTCCTTTATGTTCTGCGTACTTTCCATTTTTATCTACATAATGTAAAAAAGTTTGAATATGATAATCTCCCTTAAATTCTTTTCTTCCATGTCTTACATTACAACCTTTGTACACGACTGCATCACCAACATTTAAATTAATCGGTTTGTTTTCCATATATAGTGGCCAATCAGTTCCATCAGAACCTATAAAAACAGACACACTAATTTCACAAGATTTTCTATCAATATGTTCTTTTAAATCTGATCCCCATGTATAACATCTCCAATAAGAATAAGTTTCATTTAATTCAAGTTCTATTATTTTTTCTACTAATTTTTTTTTATTAATTAACAGGGACTGCATGACAAAATCTTTATAAAAACCAGTGTCTGCGTTTTCAATAGCTAAATCAAAACTATCTTTGTTATTAATGTGTCTTAATATGCAATATTCTTTAAGTAATAAAGCTTCTTCTTTAGTTAAAAAGTTAGGAATTGTTTTATATTTAAAATTTTCTAAATTGCCCATGCTACAATTGTAAATCTAGTTCCCTTTAACACAGTTTTTACTTGATGTGGATATAAAAAATTTGATGGCCACACAATGATTCTAGCTGCTTTAGGTTTTACCTCTAAAATATTTTTTTTAAGATTATTAGGATTTTTAAATAAAAGAGAACCTCCTTCGTAATCATCATTTAAAAAAAATATTACGCTTAAATTTCTAGGTTGTGTTAAGTGATAATCTGTATGGGTTTCATAAAATCCACCTTCTTCATATTTAAGAACACTAAGTCTATTAATTCCTGTAGTTGAAGTATTTACACTAAGATCTTGATGATAAATATTTATGCAAGTTTTAATTATAGAAGTGTAAAAATTTAACCAGTGAACATCACTCAACTTATCATCTGATGGAGTCCATATTTTAGTATTTCTTATATTTTTATCAACTTTTGGATTTTTGCCATCATTTATGATTGTAGCATCTTTAAAAGTTGCTTTATTATTTATATATTTAAGAAAATTACCTACTTGATTTAAATTACAACAGTTATCATACACTTTTATATATTTTTTTAAATCCATTTTTTTCTTTTCCAAAACAATTTTCTATAATTATTAATTAAAAATTTGTGTATTGTAACCTTACTTTTTTCTTTATCTTCTTTTAAATATTTTGAAATTTTCATTTTCCAATTATCTCTTTTAAAAGGAATAATTTGAACATAAGGAGTTCCTCTATCTATTGTTGTTACTAAATTTGGATATTTATCTCCATTAATAATTATTGGAAAATTAATTTCTCCTGGAAAAGAATCTGTGTCTACGATTCCTGGAATTATGCTAAATCTATCGTCAGTGTTATTTAATGGTGGTACAAACAAACAAGAATATCCTGGAGGAGTTTTTATAATAAAAGGATTTAAAATTTTATAAAAAGGTAAATTTTTATTTTTTTTATTAAAAGGACATTCATCGCCTAATTGATTAACAGAATGAACGTGTTTCAAATCATCATTAAAATTTAAAAAATTGTCTCTAATGTAACGACCTAAACCTAATCCGTAAGCATATTTAAAAGATGAATCAAACGCTTTAAATTCTTCATTATAGTGATTATGGTTTACAAAAAAATCTTGAGGCATTTTTAAAACATACCCTGATGTTAAAGTATCTAAAAAAGGCATGCATCCTTTAATTGTTTTTAATTTTAAAGAGTGCTGTAGTTTTTTATACCAATCAGGAACTGTTTTGTTAATAGGTTCGGGTAAAACATCATTTACCATTTCAGATGCAGCTTCTGAATATTGAAATTCTATAATATTATTAAACATTTTATACCTTTATAAAAAGATATATATGTTAATATAATTAAAAAGTCAACTAAGCTAGTTGATAATTTATATATTTATTATTATCGTTTAGATATTTATCTATACCTACAATAGGATAAGTTAAACTATCAAAATCTATAGCTTTTAAAAAAGCTACAGTATCTTTTACTCTATTTAAGTTTGAATGATTAGTAGGTAAATCTAAAAGTTTATGTTCTAAAGATTCAATGAAATGGTTTACACTACCTTTAAAATGTTCTTTAGTTACATCAGCTGTTGAATCATTAATTGATAAAACTGTTTCACCAGCCAAATTTGTTACTTGATCAGAAAATGTAACTTCTCCATCAGAAACACTCCAAACTTTAGTTCCATTTAATGCTGCTTCATAGTCTGCATCAGCTACATCTTTTACAATATTAGCATTTGAACTTATATCTATATTTAAAAGATTGATATCAGCTTCTAAACCTGCTCTTACAAAATTTGTAACTTGAACATTATTAGTAAAAATAAATTTAGCCATTTAAACTCCTAAATTTTCATAAACAAATACCGCACCAGGTCTACCCTGACCACCAGCTCTAGTACCTCCAGATGGTCCACCAAATCCACCTCTACCATGTATACCTACTTTTACCATAAAGTTGGTATCTGTATTTGGTACAAAACCAGTACCAAAATTCATTAGTGGGGTTACGTTTTCATATACTTCTGCTGCTGCGTTTGGTGAACCCGGTGATAGTGAAAGATCTATTTTAGCACCAGGAGCAGTTCCTGAGTTTGCCCCTGTTGTACCACCGTTATAATTTCCTCCAGTTCCTCCATTTGTTACAGCATCGTTCGTGTTCCAAGTACTAGAAGCTCCTGCACCACCTGGGTTTCCAGCAACGTTTGTATTATTTCCTGTTCCTGGATTTCCTCCAGCACCTAAACTATAAGGAACAGCATAAGGAGCGCTTACCGGTATAGAAAAAATTCCAAATCCACCATACCCACCATGTTGACCCGGAGTATTTTGTCCAATACCCATACCACCTCCTCCGCCTCCACCTGCACGAAGATATACAAAAATTTGTGTTGCACTTGAGTTTGCAGTGTAGGTTCCAGTGTTTGGTCCATAATCTCCAAAAGCTGGAAGCATAGATTTTTCACCAGCACTGCCTGAAGAAGCAGCTATAACTCTTCCAGATGAATCAACTGTTACAGTTGCTGCTGTAAAAGTCCCTGGTGCAGGTTTAATTATTCTTGGCATAAATTATCTTTCCTCCTTAAAATTAATCTACCATTTCTACATATGAAACATGATAAGCTAAATCATTGGCAGCGCCAGCGGTTACAGCTATTAAATCTGTTTCGTCTAAATATATAGGTCTACTAATTAAATCTAATGTTGAATCTGCAGGCACAGAAATTGTGCTTGCAATTTTATAATATGTTGAACCATTGTCATTACTAATTTCTACTGTTGCATCAACAGCATTAGTTCCATCAATGTTGGCTAATAATATTGTATCAATTCTAACTGCAGTTTCTGCAGGAACATCTATCATAGTAGTTCTGTTTGTATCAGCTAAACTACCCATAGCATTTTTAGGTGTGATCGTTGCTATATTTACAAGATTTGGTGTTGCCATTTTTTATTCTCCTTCTATATTAATACCCGAAAACCATGGAGAAGACAATACCTTTTCCATCAGTAGTTGCGATTTGTGTTGAGCTTGATGTTGCATTAGTTATTTTTACTCTACCAGTGCCATTTGGAGCTAAAGTCATATCTCCATTTGCACCATCTGCAAGTGTTACTGTACCTGCATTTGTACCATTATTTGTGTTTAATATTAAATCTCCAGTTCCTTGAGTTGTAAGAGTAGCGTTAGCATTATTATCCCCTATTTGAACTGTGTCTGCACCTAAATTAACATCTCCTGTTCCGTTAGGAATAATATCAATATCAGCGTTTGATGTAGAAACAATGTCGTTTCCATTAACATCTAGATCTCCACCTAGTTGAGGAGATGTATCATCAACAACATCACCACCAAATTCTACTGCAGTTATGTTTGGATTTGTGCCATCATCTGCTTTTGCATAAGCAATAATTGTCTTACCAGCTGCAACGGCTGCACTCGTCCCTGTCCCTGAAACATATTTAAATGTTACAGTTTGAGATCCAGAAGTTCCATTTTTTAAAATATAAAAGTTTTGTACGTCAAGAGGAATTGTTACATTTCTTCCTGCCGTTAGTGTTCCTGTAAATTCTATAATTCTATGTGCAAGAGTTGCACCAGTTGCTCCATCTGAAACAGATAAATCAGTATCTCCAGAATCAGATACAGCTTGAGCAGTATACCCACCAGAAACTTGTTCAAAAATTTGTAAATTAGTGTTTGTTTTTGTACCCCATGTACCAGCGTTTTCACCGGTTGCTTGAAGTTCTACCCCTAAAGGTGTGTATGTTGATGCCATATTTTATCTCCTATGCAACGTCACTATAACTTGTATTTGATCCAGTTGCAACATCAGAATAAGTATCATTTGATCCTGTTGTTACATTACTATAACTGGTATTTGATCCAGTTGCAACATTGGAATAAGTATCATTCGACCCTGTTGAAACGCCTGTATACGACGTATTTGAACCAGAGTCAATATTAGTGTAACGCTCTATTCCTAACAATCCTACGGTTGATGTAATTTGATCTAAACTTAATCCAACAACATCTGCTGGAGATATAGAACCAACACCTGTTGTTGCAGCTATACCAGATATACCAACAACATCCGCTGGAGATATGGAACCAACATTTGTTGTTGCAGCTATACCAGTTAAATCAATTAAAGATATTGGTCCAACTTCTAGTGTTCCTAAACTCGTTGTTGCTTCAATACCTGTTATTTCTGCAGGTCCAAATTCTAAACCTAGTGTTCCAACATTTGTTGTTGCAGATACACCACTAATCGCTGCAGGTCCAAATTCTAAACCTAGTGTGCCTTGACTTACAGTAGCATTTAATCCACTAACAGCAACTGTAGGACTAATTACAAAAGTTACACTACCAACATCAGAAGTTGCTTCTTGACCAGATATACCAACAACATCTGCTGGAGATATTGATCCTACACTTGCAGTTGCAGCAACACCTACTAAACCTATAACTTGATTTGGCGACTCACCCCAAGAGTTATCACCCCAAGCATCTCTACCCCAACCAACTAAAGTTCCTGCATATGATAAGGTCGGTGTTGCAAAAGTAGATTCTACACCTGAAACATTTATACCTAAACCAAGACCAAGACTTCCAACTTGTCCTGTCATTTTAAACGCAGGACCTACTTCTAGTAAATATGTAAATACTGGAGTTATACTTCCTATTGAAGCAGTAGCTTCTATACCAGAAATAGATACAGTTTCATCTCTACCCTCATTCCAATCAGCATCACCCCAACCTAATCGTCCCCAACCTCTTTCGTTAAATGCTTCTAAAGTTCCTAAAGAAGTTGTTGCAGCAAGACCAGTTGTTTCAACAACTGTGCTTATTGCTAAATTGCCTAAATTAATTGTTGCAGATACACCAGTTAAGTCTACTGTTATTGTTTGAGTTGCTTCTACTGTTCCTACAGAAGTGTTTACAGATAAACCAGTTGGTTCAACAGAATATTCTACACCCCAACCTGAATTACCCCATTGTTGTCTACTCCAGCCTTCTAAATTAAATGATTGTGGTGTACCTAAAGCAGAAGCTGATTCAGGAGCGGTAATTGATACAGTTATTACATCATCTTGCCACTCGTTTGATCCCCAAGTGTTAGTACCCCAGGTAGATGCCATAAGGAGTTCCTCCTTACGCTATACGAATGATTGCGTTACTTGCGTCTGCTGTTGGAAATTGAATTGTGAATGTTCCACTTGATACTGTCTTGTCACCACCAAAGGCGATAACTGCAACAGCTTTGTCAGATTGATCGTCGTTATAAATTAATGCACCATTTGCAGTAAAAGATGCAGAAGTATAACTTACATCTGCAAAATCACAAAATGCAGTTGTTCCAGAAGTAGTTGGTGTCACACTTGTAAGTGTCGCTCCACCTGCAGTGTAAGCAGTCCCAGATGAGTTTGTAATTTCATTTGATGTTGAATAAGCTGTTGTGCCTGCACCTAATGATGCATCACTTGTGAATAAAGCTATTTTAAATGTATCTCCACTTGTAGCTGTAAAGTTGTGTGTTCCAACTAAAATTTCTTGTTTAAAACTTGTACAAATTGCCGATGTTATTGCCATATTTTATCTCCTATGGGTTTGCTGAAGTTACTGGAATACGAACAGCGCCATCAGTGTAGTCGTCTCTTCGTCTTCTACCAACTTGCTCGTTAGCAAACTTCTGTACCTCTTGTTTATATTTATTTTCATATAAAGTCAACATATCTATCGGACCTTTTAAAAATCCATACGCCTCTGATAGACAGCAATATAATAGTCCATTTGGAAAGTTTAGACTAATATAATTAGTATTATCACCTTCTAATAATGCAGGAGCTGCATTAAAATGTACTCTAAATGAATAAGTTTGGTCTGGAACAGGAGCAAACATCATTCTTCCAGAAGTAGTGTCAGATTCTCCTGTAGCTCCACCAAACATAGCATAATATTTAGGTTGACCTCTTTTAGCTGATTCTGTTGAAGACACATATTCTTGTAAATACGTAACATCTTTTTTCTCTAACCAAACATTAGCACCCGTTGTAGCTGATGTTGAATCGTATACTTGTATACCTCTTATAAAAACTGCACCTGCTGGAGCATTAATACTTTCTTGACCTACGACTAAATTACCTGTTTGTTGTTTTCTATCTGCATCAATTGGCACATCTCTAAAAATTCTGTATTGTGCATTTAATATAATATTTTCTAAAACAGAATCTGATAAAACCGTAGAATCTGTTTCTGTATAACTTCTAATTTGTGTTTTTAATCCTGACGCACTTAATCCAGCCATTATCCAATCCTCGCTAATTCTCTACATTTAGGACAACGATGTTTATACTTGTTATGTTCACCACAAAAACCTCTAGGATGTAAAATTACCTCATGAGGGTCTATTTGTTCTTTAGGCTTAAACCAAGATTTTATTTTTTCTATAATTTTTTTAATCATGCGCTTAATGTGACTGGTCCTACTGAACAACCAGGTCCTCCTCCTTTAACTCCACCAATTGTAGCAGTATCTGTATCAACTGTAAAATGAAAAAAATTTGCAG